GCTGAGCGATTCAACCTCAACCAATAGCATTTCGATGGTGCTCGACACCTCGACATCTGATGGCACGATTACGGGCGACGCTTTGATCACACAAGCTGGCACAAGCGTCAGCGTGGGTGATCTGGTCAGCATTCCGATTTCGTTCACGTTCAGCGGCAAACCTAGCGGTAGTTACTGATGGCAGTCCTCGGTAGCGGCGGCGTTCTTGACATCAGTCGGGAAATTCCTGATGCGATGGCGCTGACTGCTGCGCGGTTGAACGCTGACAGCATCTCACTTGCCAATCAGGCTTACTGGGCCGGTGACCGCATCATCATCGCTGCTGCTGGTGGCGTTCCGTTTGATGTCAACGGCGACGGCTATGCTGACTGCCCCGATGGTCACGGCTTTTACGCAGGTTCCAGCTGGGTGCTTGGCCCCAGTCGCAGCAGCTTAGGCGCTGCTGCGTATGTATCCGGTGGGGATTCTGGTGCGTTCTACAACACCGCATCGACCACTGGCCTGACCACACAGGTCGACGGCTACATGAGTCGCGATGTGCTGGATCGCATCAAGCTGTGGACAACCGAGGGCGCCGCGCATTCTGAAACTGGTACGGAAAAACCGCTGGTCACCGTCAAGCCGTCAAATTTCATCATCGCGCATTACGACAACGACTCCACCTACACCAGCGCAATTGATGCTGCCGCCAACGCAATCCAGCCGTTGACGTTGTCTGATTCTGAGCAGCGCCTTGAATCGGTCATTACGCTGCCCACTGGCTTCAATGTGGTGTGCGAAAACCGCGACTGGAAGCTGCAATGCGATCTTGAAGAATGGGTGATGAGCATCGACGCCAGCAACCTCGACACCACCGCGATCGGCGAAACCTTCGGCGAGCACGTCAAATCACTGGTGCGTGGCGCCGGCAGCCTGCAATTCCTGGCTGAACACAGCAGCGTCGATACTGAGCAAGACGGCTTGGCATTCCTCAGACTAGTGCTGCTCACGCAGAATCAATGCAACACCAAGGCTCGATTCCACATCTACAAAAATCGCTCAGCGCCATCACCACGCATCGATGGATCGGTTTACTACGAGTGCGACATCCTCCTAACCAACACCCGTTTGAACACCCGCGCCACTGAAGTCATCGCTGGTACGGCTGACTTCGTTGCTACATCAGAGATCAAGCTCAAGGTAGCTGCCTAGTTCGGCGGTTGCTACGATGGCAACATGTAGAGCTAAAAAAGCGTGGCGAGTCTGGAATTTGCCGGTGACAGTGGTTCGCTGAGCGACATCAACGCAACCCAGGGTGAGTTCCGCGCTCAGATCGCGGCGCTGAATGACATGATGCGTCAGATCGCAGGCAATGCCGCGATCTCTGCTGGCGACTCCGCTCAAGCTGATCCACTCAACGCTCCATTCACGCTTTACGTCAACCCTTACACCGGCAGCGATGAGTTTGTTGGTGGTGCGTACAACGATTACGAAGAGGGCGTTACGCAGGCTGAGATCATTGCATCCAAGCTGAAGCGCCTCGAAAAGCAACGCCTGACGTGTGGTTTCACGCCGCAGCGTCCGTTCAAGACGATCAACCGCGCCGTCATCGAAGCGGCGATCATCACATCCAAAGACTGGTACACGATCACCGACCCTGCTGCTCATGTGGATTGCGTGAGCATCGTGCTCAGCACTGGCGTCCACACGTTGTACAACGATCCTGGACAGGCCAGCACTAGCATCGCAAGCTGGGGGGTCTCAAAAATTCCCGACAGCACCGAGCTGATCAAGTTCAACCCTGTCACTGTTGGCGGTGTACTGCTGCCTCGTGGTTGCAGCCTGTGTGGCCCGGATCTGCGCAAGACCACCATCCGCCCCAACTGGGTGCCTGCTGTTGCTGATGAAGCGGCGGATTACAGCAACCGCCGAGGGATGCTGAAGATCACCGGAACCGGCTACTTCTTCGGTTTCACTTTTATGGACAAGATTGGCCTTGCGGCCAGTCATCATCTGCTGGACCCTTATCAATTCGCCAGCAAGGCGGAGCTTGATGACTTCTACGCCAAAACCTTCAGCGCCGTTGGCTCTGGCGCAGATCTTGGCTCTGCGCTGACCGTCACACGCGGCACCGAGTACCAAATCGTCGGTCCGATTGACCGCACCCAAGCGCCCACCAGCGCATGGGACACGACTGCCTCTGCGTCGCCGTACATCTTCAATTGCTCGGTGCGATCCGACTACGGCATGGGCGGTGCGTTCATGGATGGCTCCAAGGTCGAGGGCCTGAAGTCCATGGTTTGCGCCAACTTCACTGGTGTGAGCCTGCAGAAAGACATGAGCTGCTGGCAGATTTACAACGGCAGCACGTGGGTGCAACCAACCTATGAGCAATACATCGCGGCAGATCCCGACAATACGCGCATGAATCCAGCGCGGCTCAGTCGTCACATCAGCGCAATCAACGATGCTTTCATCCAAGAGGTGTCAGTCTTCGCCATCGGCCAAGGCACGCATCATTTCACTGACCTGGGCGGCGAAATTACAGTCACCAACAGCAACAGTAGCTTCGGTGGTTGTGCTGCAGTCAGCCAGGGCTACAAAACATTTGCGTTTCCGCAGGATAAGGACTGGAGCGTTGCAAGCATTAAGGTTCCGCTGAATGTCAGCGAAAAGGCCGGTAACATTCGACGCTTTTACCTCGGCACGGTTTCTGCTGTAACAAGTAGCAAGATCACGCTTAGCTCCGCTCTCGCAATCAGCCCTGATAGTTCCACTGTTCCGGCAATTTTGCTAGCCGATGGTTACACATTAAAAAGCGGCACCAAGGTCTGGGTTGAGAACTCAATCGGTGAAGATTGGCAAGCCAGCTTGACTTCTTCGGCGTGGTCCGATGCAGATCCTGACGAGATCAACATCAGTGGGCAGCTAACGGAATCCGATACCGGCACTCCAGTTGGCACCAATCCAAGCACTGGCGCAAGTCTTGCGATCGGTCGCCGCGTTTACATCAGGCGGTTGGTTGATACGCGCACACCTTCAGAACGCCGCGTTTCGTTGCAGCTCAGCAACACCAGCAGCACACGATTGCCAGAGCGTAATTTTGTTATCCAAACCGATCCGACACGTGCGGGTGGCGCAATTGATAACGAATTTGCCGCAGGTGGCTCGGAAGTGTTTGTCGTCGGCACTACTGGTGTTGGCAGTACAACCGGTGTATCGACTGCCGCAGAAATCACCCTGCGACGTTCAGCTGCTGACATCACCTATCGCAGCGGTGGTGATACCTATTACCGCGCTGGCACGATTGTTAAGCACAGCAACAAACACTACCAAGCAATTGTTGATCATGTTGCTACAACCACAAACCCAGATGCTGACTACTGGGGCGAGACTTTCGTTCACATGCCATCGGCTTACAACGCAGAAGATGAAAGGAAGAACCAAGAGCCAATTATCGTTTTTGATACCGACACCGATGCTGATGCCAGCAGCGTTGATCTTGGGATTAACTTCACCACTATTTGGACATCATCCGGCAGCGTACTAGATCAATACCGATCTGGGACTGATTACCTAGGTGTTTACGCTTTCTTGATTGCGCTTGGATTTAGTTCAGCCAATGCTCACGCTTCGTTGGTGCCTCAAGCTGCAGCAACCCGCGAGCTTGATCCAGCTAGTGACCTTACCGGTGTCCCATCTGGTGGTGCAGCTTCTGGGCTTGGTAACTGGGCTGTTGAGTTCCGCCGCGCTAGTACGCTAAGGCTTTATGGCCACGCTTGGGAATGGGCAGGATTCCTTAACTACTCAAAAGCAATTCCCGCAGCGCAGAAAGAACTCGGTCCGCAAAACAAATTTACCTATTATTTCACCAATGTTGCAGGCGGGCGAGTCGTACCGCAAGGCAGCAACGAAGATGGATTCAACATCTCGCCGCGTGGTCTTGAAGACATCGAAACTGGTGCAATAATTGACATCAATAGCATCGGCGCTGCAAGCATTGACGATGCGCAGGAGAATTTCTTCAATGAATTAACTGTCGGCAATTTAACAGTTGAGGCTACTGCAACAATCAACACCTTAACGATTGACGGTACGTTTAGCTTTCCCAATTTACCGGAATACACAGACCCAACTAGCACTGATGTGTTGCCGATTGTAGATGGCAATACAGATGTAACCAAAAAGGTCAGCATTGCTGACTTGATGGAAAACGCAGGTTCGGGTACAGCTTCAGCGCCTGGCGTTGCATTTGATGGTGACAGCAACACCGGCATCTTTCGGCCCGGTGCGGATGAGCTAGGCATTGCGACTGGTGGCACGGAACAAGCACGTTTTACCGGTGGCTACATGCGACTTGCATCCGGCACTGGTGGCATCCAGTTCAACGGCGACACCGCAGCGGCTAATGCGCTGGATGACTATGAATCTGGTGGTTGGGTCTTTGAGTTGTATTCAGGAACAACCTTGGTATGCGATTCACTCAACTCATCACAACTGAGTCTGCCCCGGTACACAAAGGTTGGTAATCTTGTCACTGTGTTTGTGTCTGGACGGGCAAGCGTCTTCAACCCAATCCCTGGGCCTTATGCAATGAATCTTCCATTTGTCCCAGCTCAGATAGGTGATGCCAACCAAAAAGGTCGTCAAGCTGTTGGCACGATCCAAACTACTGGTGGCGGAGCGGGTTGGCCTAGCGCAACAACTTATTTCGTATTGATAGTGCCGGATGCCAACGGTCGATACAAAATCGGCGGATCAGACGGCAGTCCACTTGATTCCAGCGCCCCAGACTTTACGTCTGCAAGTGCTCTAGATATGCACATTGAGTTTACTTACTTGTCTCCGTAGCAAACCCAAGCCCGCAACGGCTTAAAACTACGCCCCATCAGCTTTTTGCATCACATGAGCCTCGCCAAAGAAACCGTTGTTGACAAAATCGAGGTGCTGGAAAACGGCATCATCCAGGTGCGTTCAGCGATGCGCGTACTAGAGGATGGCGAGATCATCTCGCAGTCCTATCACCGTCATACGCTAGCGCCCGGTGATGACCTGACTGACGAAGACCCAAAGGTGGTGGCAGTCGCCAACGCTGCTTGGGACTAAACTGAACCAGGAGGCACCAGAGGCACCTGTGATTGAAATCTACGCAGCGATCCTGGGCGCCTCTATTGGCATTGCCGGGATGTCCGTATCGGGCTTCACCCGCCGCACCAACGAATCCCGCGAAGCAGTCATCCGCCTGACTGCAGCAGTCGAGAGCATCGCCGGCAAGCTCGAAGAATTGCATCAAGATATGAGGGAAGACCGCAGGACGATCTATTCAAGGCTTAACGAACACGGTAATCGAATTACTGTACTGGAAAACAAAGGGCGCTAGGATCAAGTCACGAGTCATCTGCATCCCATGCACATCGAAGAAATCCTGTCCAGCCCGATCACTTGGATCATCGTGGCCGCTGCGTCTGAGATCATCGCTTTGTCGCCGCTGCGTGACAACAGCGTCATCCAGCTGGTGTTTCATGCGTTGCGCTCGATCAAAGCAAAAAAGGGCTGACTCGCTGGCTGTGGCGGTTTGACTCACGGTCGCCGCTGCAGGATCTGCAGCGTGCGATCAACCGCCGCAAGTTCGAGGCGACGCTGAAGCCAAGGCTCGACGCTGAGATCGAGGACTGGCACAAAACCCAACCCCCCGCCATGCCGCCACCAGTGCGGCTTGATGACCTACACATCCGTGCTCCCTGGTTCGATGATCCGACTGATTGACCTGTTCAAGTACTACAAGAAGCTTGGGCATCAAGATGCCGCGATCCATGAACTGGAGCAAGCCATCAACGCTGCTGCCCCAGGCCTGCTTGCGCGTGATCAAGACTGGTATTCAACGTGGTCGTCAGCAGTCGAGGCGCCTGCCAGTTACGACAACGACTGGAATGGCATCATGGCTGCTGCTGCAGTTGCTGGCGCCAAGTTCCCTGAAGTCGTTGCAGCGCAATGGGCGCTTGAGTCAGGCTGGGGTAAGCACGTCTCAGGTCAACACAACTACTTCGGGCTTAAAGGTGGCGGCACATCCACCACCACACGCGAGTTCTTGGATGGGCAATGGGTCACCATCACCGATAGCTTCATCGACTTCCCGTCACTTGCCGCTTGCGTCGAGTACCTCGTGTCGCGTTGGTACAAGGATTACCAACAGCACAAAGGCGTGAACCGCGCTGATGATCGCAACGAATGCGCTCGGTTGCTGATCGCAGAAGGCTACGCAACCGATCCGAAATACGCCGAAAAGCTGATTGGCATCATGCAGTCGCAGCTCGGCAGCGAAGGGTTGATCCTTGATGTGCCTTATGAGTACCAACTTGACAACATGAGCGGCACCGGATACCGCGAATGTTTTAGCAGTTCCTGCGCAATGATCGCTCGGTATCACGGTCAAGTGGATTCCGATGATGAATACAACATCATCCGCGCACGATTCGGCGACACCACTGACGCGCAGGCCCAGGTCAAAGCGCTGCGGTCACTGGGCTTTGATGCACGGTTCCGCACCGATTGCTCAGCCGCAACACTCGAAGCCGAGATCGGCGCCGGTCGCCCTGTTGCTGTTGGCTGGTTGCATCAAGGCCGCGTCACGGCACCTACCGGCGGCGGACACTGGACTGTAGCGATCGGTTACACCGAAGACACGATCGTTCACAACGACCCGAATGGTGAAGCTGACATGAAGAACGGCGGCTACATCAGCAACCACATTTCTCGCGGTGCTCGCGTCGAGTACAGCCGTAAGAATTGGTTGCGACGCTGGGAGATCGACGGTCCGAATACAGGTTGGGCTATTCTGGTGAAGCCTGAATTTTGAATCGTGATTCTTAGCGATTGGCAAATCCGCTACTACGAACAGCTGGATGCGATTGTTGAACCGTTTGACCCTGAACTGCTCAACCCTGCCAGTATTGATGTAAGACTCGGCAATCACCTGATGATTGAGGTTGCCGATCAACGTGAGCTGGTCGAAATCGACATCAGCAAACGCACAGCGGAGCACCCATACTGGCTGCTGCCGAATGAGTTTTGCTTAGCAGAAACAATCGAAACATTCAACCTGCCACGATTTATCTCAGCGCAATTTGTATTGAAATCAAGCCGCGCACGCGAAGGGTATCAGCACCTCCTCGCTGGATTCTGTGATCCAGGTTGGCATGGCAGCAAACTCACGCTTGAACTCAAAAATGCACGCCGGTTTCATGATCTGCCGCTGTATCCTGGGCTGAAGATTGGCCAGATGGTGTTTCGTAAAATGTGTACATCGCCACTGAAGGATTACTCCGAAACTGGTAGATACAACAAAGACGTTAAGGTAACTGCAAGCAGGGGTTAACACAAGGTCTCAACGGCTACCGTGAGTGTGTCAGCTTGCGCACATTCAGGTGGCTGAGGAGTCAAGGCAATGCAGGCGAAGTTCTCTATGCAGGGAATCTTTGCCAATAAGTCAACTCACATTGATAAATGGTAGCTGGATGTGTGATCCAACCAAATGTCCAAGACGAGCACCGCAACAAGAGGACTCAACGTACCGCGTTGAAAAGCGCTACCTCAATATCGCAAAAATCATGTTCTTGAGTTCCGATTCCAACGGCCAAGACCCAGATGACTTCGCAGATAATTTTGCAGCAAGACTTGAAGAACTGACCGAAGAAATAGTAAATTTTGAAATCGAAGTCTATCCGTTGGAAGGCGGATTTATTGGACACGCAATTGAAGGCACAGAGCTGGTAACCAAGCGAACCAGCAAGCACACTTTCAGGAAGAATATATTTGAGCACTGGAACAGGCAATGCGCTTACTGTGGCGAACACGCGGATACGCTTGATCACATTGTCCCGCGACATAAAGGTGGCTTAACCGTTCGCAGCAACTTGACAAGCTGCTGTCGACGCTGCAATGGATCTAAGGGTGCTGATGAAGTCTGGGAATGGTTCGAGAGGCAACCATTCTTTACGCAAGAACGCGCTGATGCAATTCAAGAGTGGATCGACCAAGATCAGTAATACTGCGCATAAATCTGCGCTTGCCATAGATCAGAAGAGTATCGACACAATGCGCCTCCCTTGGAGCACGTCCGGTAGTATGGCTCGCCGGTACGCTTATCGTACAGCGTTTCAATGTACGAGCCGTTGTCGCACTCAATTACTTCAGTCTGCCCAGAATGCTGAGCATTGGTTTGCGAATCGTCCGCCACTGCGCTTACCCTCTGGAAACCCAAGCCCACAGCTTGATGCTACCGGTTCCCAGTGAACGCATTGCCAGCAGTAAGGTTTAGGATTTGTTACACCTCGCGCATCTGCGTACAATTGCTCGGCTTCCAAGATCGCAGCATCGGCCGCAGTCGCAGCAAGCTTCAACTCAATCGCTTCCTTGCGGGTTTTGATCGTCGCGAACCAAGTAGCATCGCGATCAAAGATCACAAGACGACCTGCGTGGAAACGGTAGCTTGCCATGCCTGAATGCTACCAGTGATTTACGAAGCCGCCTTGACCGGATCGCAATGAAATCGATTGCTTAATCCTGGTGGCAGAAGCTTCTGCGCTGGATCTGGTTCGCTCAGGCTCGCCCCAGTAGACAGTCTTGCCATCAAAATACCAAGGCTTGAAATACGCAGTGATGCCATAGGTCATCAACTGCGCTCCGGTGTTGCCGGGTTGCATTGCCATATAGCGGTTACTCGCAGCTTAACTGATACAAGCTGCAATAGTTTGCCGCTTTTGGTCCTTCTTCTATCGGATCGGGAAATTCAAACATGCAAGCGTTGTTTTTCCAGTTTTTGCACTTGAAGCACGATCGACCAAGCCTGCGCTGAATCTCAGGATGCACGTTCTTGTACACCTTGCCTGTTTTGATCTGGCCAATGCTGGCACGCGACACACCAAACTTTTCTGCAATCTTGGCATCGCTTTCCCTGCTAAGCAGTATTTCTGCGATTTGGTCATCGCTAAATCTGCCGACAAATTTACTGCTCATGCTGCGTGGCCGTTCAGGGTTGATTGCGTTAGCTTAGGCAAATCGTCAATTGCGCATAGACGCATTTGCTCATGCTCGGACGACTGCTGCGAGCCGTCCCACTGCACCAAGACGACCTTTCGCTTCGATCCCTTGGAATTGACTCGAATGGTCGTAGCGGTCACCGTGCCATAACGCTGCTTGCTATGACGATTGAATACAGCTTGACCTTGCGCTGTTGACGCAATGTTTAACTTAACCCTTGGGCGTTCCGCAACACGATCGCCTGGCTGAAATTTAAAATCGGTCATGGTTGCGGTGTAGGCAGGGCGCTACCCCAGCGGGCGAGGACGGCTTGGGCGAAAGGCTCCAGCCATTCAATAGAGACGACTCTATTAGCGCCGCCAGACTGCATCAGTAACCTGAATAACTCGCTCTTGCTAGGAGTTTGAGGTTCGGGCTCGGCCAGGGCAGACTTGAGCCGTTGCCTAATGTCTTGCCAAGCATCGAAGGCAGCATTATCCCTGTCATAAGGGTTCAAGCCAGAAAAATTGTAAGGACTTTCTCCATTGTTAAATGCCAAGACTTCAGCACACAGTGCGCGGAATGTGTCAGTCATACTTCTGTTGTTGGTAAGGTGTTTGCAATTTCGATGGGATCTTCGCGAGTGAAGAGTCCATCGAGTGTGATCTCTCCAAAGTCTTCCGCTATGTAGTTTCCCGCATGCTTGTGCATGTTGCTGCAGTTTTCAACGGTGAGACTCGGCTCGGGCTGGGAGAGGTAGGCGCGGGCTTCATCAGCGAGCGGATGGGTTGACGTGCAGTTGTCTCGCGCCATCTGTCGGTAAAGATCCAGCTCCCTGGCCATGCGCTGGATCAGTTCGCGTGTGGCGTCAGTCATGGTGCCTCCGTGGTGGGACTCAGTTCATCAGCAATTTCGCGCAAATGCTCGGCTAGATCACTTTGCTCAGCCTGGTTAAGACAATATATCATCATGGTTGTGCTGCAATCTTGAAAAACTACATCAGCATATTTTCCATACCAGTGAACAGTTGCTTTCATGAGATTGGCTCCGTAGTGGTGTGTTGTTGCACTGCCTCTAGGGCGGCGAATGCTTGCTCAGTCGAGAGTTCAATCATCAGTATCCTTCTCTAGGGGGTTTGGGGTTAAACCAAATACCTGCTTGGTAGCGAAACTTGCAGGCACCAGGCTCGTTGTTACAATGCTTCCTGAGGTATTTCTTTGCTGCGTCTGGCGGAAACTCAGCTCTCTGATGAAGGGTGCAATCCCTGGATTCGCCACACGCATCGCAAAAGACCCGTGGGTTTGTCTTAAACGGCCGCCAGCCGTCTTCGTGCGAGAGTTCAGCCATTGGAGCCCTCCTGACCGCGCAGCTCGTCGGCGATGGCGAGGAGTTCATTGGCATCACAGATCCAGCAAGTGCCGTACTGGCGCATTTTGGTTTTCGCAACAACAGCCTCCAGGGCAGCGGCTAAGCGTGCACGCAACACTGGCGTTGCTTTTCCGTATCCACCACCAGCTTCAACTGCTGCATTAACTGCCGCTTGCGCAGCGGGTGATAGGTCAGTCATTTGAGTTTCCATGCAACGAGGGCAATAATGGCGATGCTGAAAAGTAGGGTTGCTTGGTAGTCAGTCATCAGCAAGAGCCTCCAGTGCGCGGCGGATAATAGAGATACGATCCTTGTATCGTTCCGTTCCAACCAATTCACTCATCAAGTGATCAAACTCTTGCATCGCCTGCTCCTTCAAGCTCGGCGGCTTCGGGCGGCGATGCTTGCGTAGGTCTTCCCCACTCCATGGCGGCAACTTAGGGAGCCACTTACAACACGCCTCCAGCTCTTGGTCTGCTCCCCATTGGGCAGCGCGGTTGGCAACGTGCAGGTCGCTTTGTGCAACTTGAACAGGAGTGCCTTCGTGCCAGATTTCGGCAATCCACTGCTGCACCAGCTCTGGCGGTGGGGTGATGGGGTAGTCAGTCATTAGGAAGTGCCTCCAGGGCGCGGCGAATAAGTGCAAGTTCTTCAGGACCAAAAGTCACATAAGCTCCTTCTGTTCCTGCCGGTCTTGCTAATTCCAACGCCTGCGCCTTCAAGCTCGGTGGCTTCGGGCGGAAGGCGGCGCGGAGCCTGAGGGCGAGTTCTTCGCCGTAACCGTACTCGTGGCGTAACCACTCACAGCACGCCTCCAGCTCCTCGTCACGGGCCTTCTGCAGCTGGGCCTCGTTGACCTTGCCGCATTGCTCGTAAACCCACTGGGCGGCGCGGTCTATCAGCCAATGTGCGCGGCCCACGCCACAATCGCGATAGCGCGGGGCCTGCTCTAGCCACTGTTGCTTCAGCTCTCGCGGTGGGACGATGGTGGTCGGTGGGACGATGGTGGGGTGATCAGTCATTGGAATCCTCCAGCTCAGCGAGGCGGTTGAGGGCGGCGAACAGTGCGTCGTAGTGACACTGTTCGGTGCAGGGCGTTGACCGCAGCGCCGCCAACCCCTGCTCTGCCAGACTCGGTGGCTTCGGGCGGCGTCCGGCGCGGAGACGGTCGGCCACTAGCTCATATCCAGGGATGTGTTTGTCAAACCAAGCAATGCACGCCTCCAGCTCTTCGTTGGCGCCCGCCTCAAATGCCTTTTCTATTGCCCTTATCTGAGGCAGCCCGTACAACTGCTGCACCAGCTCAGTCGGTGGGGTGATGGGGTGGTCAGTCATTGAATCTCTCCGGGGTGGTGGTGGGCTCCGCGTCGAGCTTCCGCAACTCAGCGCGGATGTTTGCGGCCATGAACCGATTGCCATGGCGTTCGGCGATCTCAAGCGCTTTCAAGTAGCGCTCGCGGCGGGATGGTTTGCTCATGGCGCCAACCTCGCTTTGCCCCATCGATGATCGCGATACCAGCTGGCGATCTCGGGTGTCCATGCCTCGAAGTGAGGCCAGATAAGTTCACACAGCTGCTGAATCTCCCATTGGGCATCGAGCTTGGCGCGAAGGTCCAAGAAGTGCATGAGAGCCCGTAGACTGAAGCTGACAACAAAATGCTGGCGAAAGTCGAACGGCAACAGCCCACGGGCATGTTCCTCGGCAAAGCCCAACTCCAGCTTGGCAGCGTACGCTTCAGCTGCGGCATAGCAGCTCTCTACGTCTTCCGCTCTAAGCTCCGAGCTGTAGCTGTACTTTTTGCCCTGCCGGTCGGTGTATTCGCCAACAGGCCGCAAGTAGAAGACCTCTTCGATGTCAATGCCAATGCCACGGCGAGCAATCTGCGCCACACGCTGACCGGTGTAACGCATCGACTGCACATCAAAGCTCACGCCAACTCGATGGGTCCGGGCTTGCTGCATCACTGAATGGGGAAACCAGCCGACGCTGAATGTGATGCTCGGATGCTCCAGTGGGCCGTAGTGCCCGCGACCACCTTGCAGCAGCCGCTTAACAGCAATCCTGCCGGCTTCCGACTCGCATGGCGGATCCTCGTAGGCCACGCATTGTTCGCTGTAGTCCTGGTGCATTGCCTGCCAGATCAGCTTTTGTGGCTGCTCTGTTCGGTTCAAGCACACAACGCGGAAATAGGGATCATTCATCACTAAACACCGCCTCAAGCTGTTCGTCATCCATGTCTTTGATGGCTTCACTGAAGCCTATAAAAGTGGCCACAATCACTGTCCCTGGTGACAGTAATGACATCAGCGACATACCAATGCGTTGCAGTGGCCCTGTCGTGCGATTCAGCCCTCGAATCAGTTCACGATGACGCATCACTCGTCCTCCAGTTCGATGACGTGATGTAAAGCACGAATGTAGCCGTCCCAGTAACGCTGCTCCGCGTCACCCTGCCTGAACGCTTGCTCGTAACGGTTGTACCCCTCGATCAGTAGATTCCTGACCGCATCTACGGTAACGTCAAGTGGTCTGTCAAGTTTGGACACAGTTCAAAAGCAATGGATCTAGCGCTCCTCAAGCACCTACTCAAGAAGCTCGCTCAGACTACACGAAAAAAGAAGGAACTGCAACATGCGAAATCCGCAATGAAGGACGAAGCCGTAATCACGTGACGGGCTCCGGCTCGCTCACCGCAGCGCTAGGCCAGCGGTTTAACGCGTAAAGCTTCGCCCGCTCTGCATCCTCCGCGTGCAGCACCACCTTCATGCGCTGCCCGTCAGTAGGCTTCACCATCAGTCGATACATCCGAGTCTGAGCGCCAGGCACTGGTCGGCTTTGCCCAGGTCCGATCGACGCTTGAGGGTCATCGTCGTTCCACGTCAGCGCGGGCAAGTTCTGCGGCTTCATCTTCAATCTTCTTTAATGAGGTTGGTCCTAGCTCTTCAAGCAGGATTTCACGCAGCCTTGCTGCGTATGCGTCCTTGAATGTTGCTGGCGGCGTACCGTTTTCAAACGCTTCAATCTTTGCCGCAAACTGTTTGCAAATCCGAAGCTTTTTTTGAGCGCGATGTTGCCAGTCTTCGTCAGGCAATAGGTTGTGCTTGCCTTCAAAACTCTTGACCTCAGCTAAAGCTGTATGAATGCTTAGAATACATTCGATCAATTCATTTTGGAGCGTCGCAAGGTCTTCTTTGCTTAGCTCTGGCAATTCAGTTGAATGAACGGCACGATCTAGCGCTTTGCTATTAAAAATTGCCATATCAGGTGAAGGGGCAGCAATGCTGCCCCGGTAAAAGTCAGAACGGGAAGTCGTCTTCGACTACATCCCCGCCAGTGGCTTCGGCTAGTGCCGCAGCACCATCCTCAGCCTTTTCATACTTGTAGTGAGGCTTGAAGCTCAGGCTGAGGTAAGGCTTGCCGCTGCTGGATGTTTTCTTCCAGCCGCTGATCGCAAGAGGAATCTCATTGCGATCACCGATCGGCTTGCCCTGCATGATGTACTCCGCCAACGCATAAGCAACGTCAGCGGGGATGTTCATCACACCATCGTATTGCGGATAATTCTTGGAAGGATCGTAGCGATCCTTCATCCGCTTCTTGATGTCTTCGGCACTCTGCGAAAACAGAGCACCACTCACGGCAAAATCAGTCATCAGACTTAGCAGAGCAAAGGATGTAACATCCGTTCTTGGAAACATCAGAACGGACAGAATAGCGATACTCAGAACTGTCCTTGGACAGCCGTCCTACCACTTGAGCCACGGTCGAGCGCTTATAGCCCTCGCCGGACTTCTTATCATGATACTGCACAAAGCACGCTTCTTCGGGTTTAAGCTCAAGAATCGCTTCGCGCAGCGGTGACGTTTTGCTACGACGACTGGTGCGGGGCGGAACGTCAGCAATGCTGACCTTTTCGATAGCAGGCATGAGTGTTGAATTGCTCTTTGAAATCTTAACCCCTAGCGGCGATTTGTGCAATCAGCGTTTTGTGCTCCTCTGCGGTAAGCTCCTCGGCTTTTAGCAGATCGTCAACTCGTTTGCGCATTGCCGGTAACTGATCTGGCGTGGCCTGCTTAATCGCACGCGCAGCAACTTGGAAATACCCAGTCGGCTGCAGTTTCTGCACAAGCTTCCGGCGTTTCGGCGGCGTCCACTCGCACACCACCTCTTCCTTGATGTCTGGGCTACCGAAAATTCGGATGCACGGCTCATCCCGCCGACGCGGGAACGGCATGATCGCTGTCGTGGTGTACAGCGTCACCCTCTTACCGATCCATTCCTGCACATCACTGCCGAACATCGCACGAATGCACACCGCATTCACCTTCGCGAGCACCAGCTGCATCGCGGTTTCCTCGAACGTCATGACTACCTTTTCTTCTGTGCCCTGGTCGGTTTCCAGTGGCTCCTTCGCCACAGCCTTGATCGAGTAGGTCGCCTTCCCATTCGGGATATTCCCAGCTTTCAGGAATCGGCTCGGATACAAGTCGTCAAAATTCATCAGTCGAGGCCCTCCAGTTCCAGGTCGTCAGCATCGGTGTCATTGGCTGGATCATCAGGGCGGATCCAGCGTGGTGCATCCATCACATGCACACCCCAGCTTGGCCACTCATTGATGCCACGGCACTCCTTGATCAAGCACATCGCTTCCTCCCGGCGGCGACGGCCTTCGTCGAGCAGGTCATCCGAGATCACGTTCACCGACCAGTTGTATGGCCACTGCCATTCGTAGGCAAGCAACACGATCTGCCTTGGGTAATCGCCGTAACGATCGCGGTACCCTTCGGCGTAATGCGCCACTTGGATGTCGTAACCAAGCGAATACGCCTGCCTTGAGAAATGCGCAGGATTTGCGCTGCGGGATTTCTTCAAGTCAACCAGCAAGCCGTGATAAGCATCTTCGATGTCGGGGAGATACCGGCAATCCATTTCGTGCTCGGTGTCGTGCCAAAAATGCGGTTGCTGCCCTTGGCCTTGCAGGTAGATCGATGCCACTGGGTCGTTGCGCAACGTGGTGGCGATTGCTTTCGCAGTGTGGTGCCAATCCTGCGGAATCACGGTTGCAAGGCTGGCCTGGGCCTGCTCTTCGCACGCATCCCAAGCTTCCTTGCCCGCCTTGGTGCGGCGGTTGACTTCTGGTGCGACCACATACTTGCGGTCAAATTTCTGCGGCTCGGTGATCAAGCAATCGACCAAGCTGCCCTGCGTCATCGCATCTGTCGGCTGCACCGGCATCCGCTGCGGATCCTCATATGCAGCCCAGTAATCAACCGGCGTGCCGCACGCGATCTTTTTCAGCTTGCTCGCTGAGATCGCTGGGTGGTCGTGATAGTTCAATGTAAAACGCAAGGTGGCGTACAGCCAGAATCATACCATAAAAAACGCCCTGTCGCTGCAACGACAGAGCGAATCCCACTGATCCACGCTCACATCATACCGCTGCCTCGCGCACTGGGAACCCCAGCTGCTCGGCTTCGCTCGGCCGCAGCTTGCGAGCCCATGCCTTCGCCACGATCTGGTCCCACACGAAGCCAGCATCCTTGCACTGCTGCCGCTTCTCATATGGCAACTGCGCCACATACACCTTCCTCGGCTCCAACGCCTCGATCAGCAGCCTGGTCAGATCAGGTTCCCGCTTCATCACCTCCGCCAAATACACGCAATCCGTCAACGCACGGTGGGCGGACCACACCGGCACGCCATAATCCAGCGCCAGGCTCACAACCGATGGCCGGCCGCGTTTCGAGTTCCTAGGCCACCGCACGTCATCCATTGTGCAGATCCACTGCAGATCCAGCTCGGGCAACCAGTGGCTTTTGAACCACTTCCGGTCAAACTCAGCGTTGTGCGCAACGGCATAATCAGCGCCCCGCGCCATTCTGTAAAACGCTTTCAACATCGGCATCCTCAGCCACGGCGCTGATCGCGTCAGCTCCGGCCTGATCCGATTGACGTGCTCAGCATCATTCGTCTCTGATGGCAGCAAAAAACTGCATTGCGCCACCACATCACGAAGCTCCACATCAAAAAGAATCCCAGCAACCTCAATGACGCACGCGCCATCGGCGGGGTCAGTCCCGGTTGTCTCCGTGTCGACAATCAAGATCTTCTTCATCGTCAGGCTCCCATTCGTGGCAAAGATCAGTCAGAAAATAGTCATAGCGGTCGATCGCCGCTTGGATGTCGTGATCCGTCATTCGGACCCCGCGAAACAGTTACAGCCGCCCCAATCATCAAGCGTAAGCTGAGTAAGATTTGGCGCTTGCCTAAGGCGAAACTCTCTCATCGTCATTGGAGTTGATTTGCCGCCAGACCGATCTCGCATAATTGCAATATCCTTTTCAAGGTATTTACGCATTTCCTCTTCTTTTTGTTCGTGAAAAGCGTAGCGTTCAGGAAAGTGCTGCAGCAAATGCTTGAATGCGCTGTGTCCACCCTTAACGCAAAACCCCCCACAGTTTGCATGTGCAAAGCCCATGTCATAAAGCCTTGGCGGCTTTAATCCCTCGGCATCAGCAAGCGCAAAAAAGTCTGGCCTTGAAAGCCAAGGCTCCCACATCAAAGGGAACTCGACCTTGCGTGGCGACCATCCATTCACAATCGCGTCTGTCCTGTGAGCCTCTTGCCAATCAATCCCGAGATAAAGGACGACTTCCTCGGCAATTGATTCAATGTACTTCCTGCATGTTTCCTGCTTTAAGCGTTTGGAGCAAGTGGCAAGCCTGCTGTTGCCAAGGAATCGATCGTCCTTAAAAACTTGCCAAGGATCCCTCCCGTCACGCAAGACCACAAGATCAGCGCCAACATTTGCGGCAGCTTCATGCAAAAACCGATAATTGTCTTCATCTTCAATAAGCGTATCCGCAAAAACAAGCCGCACATCATCAACACCAAACCTTTCAGCAACACGCTTTGCGGCAACCCAGCTGGCAATGCCAGAGCTGAAAAATACGATGTGCTTCATGACCAGTCCTCCAAAATCGAAATAACAGTTGCGCCATCACGCTTGACCTGTCGTAACGCATCCTTGAAATTCAATGCCATGATCCGCTCGGTGCGCATCAGGCCAGACTTCTTCTCGCGAAACGTCGCACGGTACGGCCTCGGCTCGCTCATGCTCTGGATCGCTTCATCGCGACCGGGCGATTCTGGGATGCCAGCGTCAGACATGATCTTGCGCCAGTCCATACCTCACAACGGGTTCCGGCACCAATAGCCGGTAGCTGCAGTCAGGATAAACACAGGAAGCCTTATGAATAGCCTGGCGCTCGTTCGCAGCCATGACCTCGACATACTTGCGGCCCCAGCCGCGACTTTCGCAAGCAACGCAGAAGTGATACAAAACACAAAGGCAGCGGACCCGCTTAGGATAACAGTATGTCCTTCGCTTCGTCAACGGATCTGGCAATTCCTGCGATTCCGCCTGCGCTTACGATGTGGTCGATGAATTGCTGCTGTTCAGGCCGCACCCGCCCGCGAGCAGATTTCACCTCCACCGCAGCAAACTGCGCGATCTCCTGACCCACCATCTCAGCAGTCACCCGCACACGGCGATACCCGATCAGGTCCGAGCCGCCAGGGCTGCCCACGCCAAACTGCACATAACGACCAGTCCTCGGGTCCGGCAAACTTCCACTATTATTCCGCCATAACCGCACACCACCTTTACTGCATTGCAATCGAATCTGCTGTTGGATTTCAGTTTCGCTTGCCACGTCCAGCCATAACTCTGCGTGCCCAGCCTACGGGATTCTTGTACCCTCGGTTTCGACCCAGTTCGATCAACTGCTCGATGCTCTGAGCTTGACCCTGTTCACGTTTTCGTTGCTTCTTTTCATTGCGCTCCCGAGCGGCTTCAACTCGCAGCTCCTGGAGCGTGCCGGCAACAGTTGTCAGCTCACGCCTTGATTCAGCTGCAAACTGATGGCCGCATTCCTCGCATCTACTTGCTTGCGCATTCGTTGCAGCAAAGCATTTCGGGCACACTTTTACTGAAGTTATCTTTTCGCGCTTCTGCTTCTGCTCGCCATCAAGCGTCCATTCCCTCTCCTCCAAGTGGTGACCCAATCGCAACGTATTCCCAACGTGATCCAGCACCACTGCCTTATCCTTGCCTGGTGATGGCCGCAGGCACCTGCCAATCATCTGCAGATGCAGTGCAGTGCTCTGTGTCGGCCTCAGCAAAATGCAGCCGCCAACCGATGGCACGTCAACGCCCTCACCAATCAAGCTGCAACTTGTCAAAACCTTAATCTCGCCGCGACCTAAAGAATCCAGCAATCCGCGTCGTCGCACTGCATCCATCTTTCCATCAATGCTCGCAGCGGATATGCCGTTCGCCATAAACAATCCAGCAACAGCTTCCGCATGAGCGACTGAGCAGCAAAACGCAATCGCAGTCTGGCCGTCAAGATGCTGCCGATAATGCGTCAAGCAGTCGCCCATCGCCTGCCCTTCCTGCAGCAATCCCTCAGCTTGCTTCATGTCAAAATCGCCCATACGCTTCCGCAGTCCCTTGGTTTGGATGCCAGGCGGCGCAAGCACCTTCGCATCGGCCAAAAATCCCTGCTCAGTCAACCACTTCGCGCTAGGTCCAAGAACCATCGACTCGTAGTTCTCACCCAAACCGCGACCGTCGCACCTAATCGGAGTTGCGGTAACACCTAGCAACCTTGCCGTATTGAAATACTCAAGCACCTTTGCCCAGGTGCCAGCCGTGGTGTGATGCGCTTCATCAACCACCAGCAGCTGAAAAAAATCACGCGGCATAAGCCGCAGTCGCCTGGCCAGTGTCTGCACTGATGCGATCTGCACGGCATGGCTTAAGTCCACGCTGCGGCCAGCTGCAATCAAGCCATGATGCACGGGCATCGATCTGCTGGCTTGGTCAAGCAGTTCAGCTCGATGCACCAGCACACACACACGGTTGCCGCGCTTGGCGGCCTGTTCCGCGATATGGCTGAAACAGACAGTCTTGCCGCCACCGGTCGGCAGTACCGCAAGCACTGACTTGTGACCAAGCTGGTACTGGCCACGGATCTCATTGATGAGCTGTTGCTGGTAGGGGCGGAGGTTCATGAGAATCAGTAGGAAAAAATACTCGCAATCCTGGATCTGGTTGTAGCCGTGTAAACAAGCGGATTCAGCGATTCCGCTCCTCTGAACCTGCCATTCCAGATGTCTTTATGGATGTAGGTCTTATCGAATGTAGATCCCTGCGAGCGATGGACTGTCATCACGAACGCAGATCCGAGAGACGCAAAGTAATCTTCAAACGCGGTCACAACATTCCACGCTTTTTTGTACTCAGAGGGAGAATACTTATACTTGCTGCCCTTAATTCTTCTCAGGTTTTGCTTTACCTTCGAGAGGCTAGTTTTCAGCGGCGAAACCGATGGCAATGTATAAACGTTGTCAACATACCCTTCACTCTTCTCGCCTGTCAACAAATCGATTCGAGAAACCCTGAGCCTATGAACAGTTCCTTGCGGCTTCCACTCAACAACACCATCTACGCCTTTGATGGTGGTGCTGTATTCAAGCTTAAAATGTTGAAATATGGATTCATCTACAGTAACATCTTTCGTCTCAAGTACCACGACCTCGGACGAATTGTTGAACCTGGCTTGGTCAATTGTCGGCGTGATGTACCTTTTCCTGAACTGCAAAACCTCTCCCGGCAACCACTTGAGCGCGGTGTCAGGACCAAAAAGCTCAAGTCTCAGACTAGAAGAAAGAGCATTAACGCTTGCATTTTTCCAACAAATAGCTCTTGATGTTGTTCCGTTTTTCCTTACGTCTTCAATAAACTCTCTCTCCCACTTGTGCTCCTCTAGCAATAAAATCTCGCTACCACCCTTCTTGGATGCTTCAGGGGATTCGGCAAGCTTCTCGAAGTCTCTCCTTATCCTTGTAGCATAGTCAAGAACTGCGCCGCCATGCCTGACAACCTCCGCAAGCTCAACTGCGTATTTAGGTTGCCAGAAAGACAAAGCTTTCTCTCCAGACGGAGGCGGAAGTTGATATTTGTCACCAGACCAAATACAACGAACAAACTTGCTTGAGCCGCTGATTGCCGAAACCAGTGCATTCTCTATTTCGGACGAAATCATAGAAGATTCGTCAACAATAACCAGGTCAAACTCCTTCTCATGGAGAAGTTGAGCGGCCTTTTGTATTCCATCAGATGTAACCTCGAAAAGCTCCACACCCTCTTCGATTCTTCTCTTCACTCCAAGGAACGACTGAATCGTTCTCGAAAAGGAACCATCCGGCAGCTTGCTCTGTAGAACAGTTAACGCCTTGTTGGTAGGTGCCAAAAAGATCACACGCTTTTGGTCCAGCAGCTTTGCCGCAACTTGCAGCACGGTTGTCTTGCCAGTGCCAGCAGCGCCATGAAGGGCGAAATCTTCCGCTCCGCCTACGATCGCATCAAGGGCAGCCTGCTGCCCCTCGTTCAGAATCAAGTCGCTCAAGGGTTGACCGATACAGGTTGACTCGTATAGTAACGGCATCAAACCCATATGGCAACCATGTCAAAACAACGGAAGAAGGCCATATCCCTTGAGCTTCCAGTCGAGCAGCTTCAGTGGCTCGATTCCAGGGCCGGTCAGCTCATGTCGCGAGCTGCGCTGATCCGCTCCCTTATTGCTGCCGCCATGGAGCGCGACCAAGCATGACCCGCATTCAAGATCTCGCCAACGGCAGGTGGCCTGACCTGCTGCAAAACCTTGGTGGCCTTTCCGCTGATCAGCTCACCAACACCCATCAGCCCTGCCCTCTCTGCGGCGGAACCGATCGCTACCGTTTTGACGATCAGAATGGTACTGGTTCTTGGTACTGCAATCAGTGCGGTGGCAAGGACCATCAAGGTGGCGGCGGATCCGGTATGGATCTCCTCATGCGCGTCAAGAACTGGGATTTCAAGTCCGCTGCCCGTGCTGTAGAGCAGCATCTAGGCGTCGCACCATCGATCCCGAAGCCACCTATTGGCAAAGCAGAGAACGTCTGGCAATACACCAACGAGTTCTACGTCTGCCGCTTCCCCGGCAAGAAGATCCGCCCGCTTTGGTACAACGGCACAAAATGGGAGTGGAAGGCCCCTCCAGAGCCAAGGCCGATTTACAACCTGCTCGGCCTTCACGCCAACTCCGATGCCACGGTCATCATCGCCGAAGGGGAGAAGGCCGCAGACGCAGCCGCCAAGCTCTTCCCCGAATACGTCGCCACGACCTGGCCATCAGGTTGCAAAGCATTCAACAAAGCAGACTGGTCGCCTCTCGAAGGTCGCACCGTCATCCTCTGGCCCGATGCTGATGACGTTGGTCGTCAAGCCATGGCCAAGCTCGCGCCGAAGCTCCTTCAGCACGGTGTCGTCGAAGTCCGCATCGTCACACCACCAGAAAACGCGCCCGAAGGCTGGGATCTTGCTGATGCGATCTGGTCACCGGACCAGGCACGCGAATACCTCGAATCGCACCTCAGCGAATCAATCACACCTCCAGAAGACCCGAAACCTGAGTTTGAACCTGAACCGATAGAAGCAGCAGGCCCACTGCCTGGAGCTGATGATCACTTCATCTGTATTGGCTTTCAAGAAAACACCTTCTACTACCAGCCTTTCTCTACTGGTCAAGTCGTAGCGCTCGCTCGTGGTTCGCACACTGGCACCAATCTCTGCGCACTTGCACCACTCTCATACTGGGAAAATCTTTACCCAAACAAAACCGGCGTCAACTGGATTGCCGCCGCATCCTCACTGTTTCAGCGCTGTTACAAAGCCGGTTTCTATAACCCAGCCATGCTTCGCGGTCGTGGCGCATGGTGGGACAATGGCCGATCAGTTCTTCACCTAGGTGATCGCATCATCGTTGATGGTCAAGCGAGGGCAAGCAACAAACAACTTGAAAATTCTTCTTACTATTATCAACGCTTGATTGAACTCAAGGGGCCGGATTTGCCTAAGCCGCTGCCAAAAAAGGAAGCTGAAGAAATAGCAAAAATTGCAGCTAAATTTCTTTGGGAGACGCAAGGTTCAGCCATGCTCGTAACAGGCTGGATCGCACTTGCTCCGATCTGTGGCATCCTCGACTGGCGGCCTCACATGTGGCTGACTGCCGGTGCTGGGTCCGGCAAGTCAACGCTTCTTGAGGACTTCATTGCACCGCTACTTGGTGACATGAGGCTGATCGTTGTCGGTAACACATCTGAAGCCGGTATCCGCCAATCGCTCAAAGCCGACGCATTACCAGTTGTCTTCGACGAAGCAGAGTCCAACGAGAAACCAGATCAAGCCAGAATCCAATCAATCCTTAGCCTTGCTCGCGTCGCATCATTCGAGACTGACGCAAATATCCTTAAGGGTTCACCTGATGGCTCAATGCAGAATTTCAAAATTAGGTCGATGTTCCTGTTTTCGTCAATCGCCACTGCACTGAAGCAAGGTGCGGATAGGTCACGTTTTGCACAAATTACGCTAAAGAAACCCGAAGACAGATTCCCGGACAAGGACAAGCGGCAGAAGCATTGGGACGGTCTCAAGAAAGATTTATCCACCATCTCGCCTGAAGTCGGCCGCAAGCTTCAGGCCAGGATCTTCAGCCTCATCCCAGTCGTCCGTGAATCAATCGCGGTCCTCACCGAAGCTGCAGCCGAATACCTCGACGGCAATCAACGCAACGGCGACCAGTACGGCACCCTGCTAGCCGGATCGTGGGTCATGTGTAACGACGAGGCACCCACCAAAGAGCAGGCGCTTCAGCTTTGCGCTGAAGCCCAACTTCAAGAGTTCTGCAAGAACAACGAAAAGACCGACGAGAAGCGCTGCATCGACCTGATCATGCAACACCAGCTCAGGATCGAGGGCGACGTGAAGACTCTCACACGCACCATTGGCGAGCTGGTCGAGATTGCAGCTGACAAGGTGCTCGATCGCGATCTACTGAAATCGACCGTTGAAGCGACCCTTGGACGCAACGGAATCAAGGTCGATCGCGGCAAGGTCTGCATATCGAACAGTTCTAGTGCTATTGCGTCGATTCTTAGGGATACTCAATGGTCAAATTCTTGGTCGGATCAGCTTGAACGGCTGCCGGGAGCATGCAAGACCGGCTCGATTTACTTCAAGGGGATGGGCAGCTCCGCCAGGGCCGTGGGTGTGCCATTCAGTGCTCTGTGAGGGCCATTCAGCGCCGCGTGAGGGGCAAAAGCGTGAGAAATGGCCGATTTCTCACGGTGGCGTGAGACGACAGACCCCAGTCGTAGCAATGGATTTCGGCGATTTCTCACGTTCTCACGGTCTCACGCTTTGGGAAGACACCCCCCTATAGACATAGGTAAAAAAAAATTGAGAGGTGACCCTCTCTATAAATATCTATATTTAGGAAAAAAGTGTGAGAACGTGAGAAGCCTTGCGCTGGAAGGGATTTCGTCTCACGGCAGGCGTGAGAAGGCGTGAGAAATCGTGAGATCCCTTGCGGCACAAGGCGTGAGGGCGTGAGAAATTGATTTTTGTGGCGGAACTGCTACCGTTCCGACATGAAAACCATCACGTTCGACGTAGAAGAACTCATCGGGAAGCTGGATGCGATCCGTTCGACGCAGCTGCCGTATGCCGGTCGGCGGGCGATGTTCCAGCTCGCGACGAGGCTGCGGAAAGAAGCCTGGCCCGCTTATGCACAGCGAACGTTCACGTCGGGCAATCCGGTCCCGTTCACCACAGGCGGGCCTGGTATCAGGAACGGTGGAATCAATGCCATCGCTGATGGCCTCACGGTCAGGATCGACTTGAACCGCGATGCGCCTGGCGGGCAGGATCCTGCTCGCTATCTCGCGCCAAAGCAGGCCGGCGGTGAGATCTACCCGACGCGGTTCAGCCGGGCATTGAAATCTCGGGGCATCATGACCGGCGCGTACGCCTACGTCTGGCCAGCTACGAAGAACGAAAAAGCGTTTGCTGGGGAGATCAATCGTTACGGCAACGTCAAGCCGTCGCTGTATTCCGCAGTGCTGGAGCGGCTTAGTGGGAAGACGACGGAAGGCGGTAAGGGCACCAAATACCGGGGCTACAGGTTTTTTTCGGTGCCGGATGGGCGGAGCGGTCGAGAGGCGAAGGGATTCAAGCCGGGCATCTACCGCGTCAAAGCGGGCCAGTCACCGACGAAGCTGTTTTCCTACCTGAGCACGATGCCGACCATCAGCGGCAGGTGGAGCTTCGAGGATTTTGCGCGGAATGAGTCTGGGCCTCTGCTGAGGGAGATCCTGCCTCGGACACTGGCGGAGGCCCTGCGATGAGCATCGAACCGTGCCTGCAGGCGGAGATGTTCATGGAGCGGCTACGGCGTGACTCCAAGGAGATGAGTCGAGAGGAGCTGCTGGAAGTGATCGAGCACCTGTCGCGGCTGTATTCCAAGACCAAAGCCGGAGCGAACTGGCTGGCGCGGGAGGCAGCCCTCAACCTCACTCGCAATGTGTCGCCTGATACTTGACACGCTGCGTTCAACGGGTATTCTCTCGTTGCACACCTCGTTGCGTTTACTTATGACTTCTGTTGCGACACTGCGACGCCAAGTGCGGGAGGCCGATGCGGCTTACCGCGCTGGCCGTGCGGTGATGTCCGATGCCGAGTTCGACCAGCTCACCCAGCAGCTTCGTGCTGCTGCGCCCCATGCGCCTGAGCTGCAGGTGCCGGGTGGTGGGTCGAAGCTGCTGAGCCTGGAAAACGGCGATGCTGAGGCTCTGGAGGACTGGATCGCACGGAGCGGCCCCCAGGAGGCTCTGTGCGTGGCGGAAAAGGTTGACGGGTGTGCTCTAGCCATCCGGTACGTTGAAGGGCGTCTGAGCGCCGCCTGGACGCGCTCAGGGAAGGATGCAACCCGGCTTGCCGCTCTGGTCGCCCCTGTGGCGCTCACGCAGCCTCTGACCATCGAGGTGAGGGGCGAGCTGTACGACGCCGTTACCGGCCGCCAGAGCGTACCCGCGCAGGCCCTACGTCGCGCTGCCGCACCCAGTGGCGAGGGGCTCGGCTTCATCGCCTACACGCTGGTCGGGGCTGATGGCGATGAGTTCCTGTCTCTGGAGCGGCTTGCGCGGCTTGGCTTCGACACCGTGACCGGTGTGTGCTGCACCACGGCAGCCGAGGTGTTGGCCTGCCACCGTCAGTGGAAAGCTGGATGTTTCGGCCGATCTGAGCTGCCGACTGATGGCATCGTGATCCGCATCGCGGACCATGACGTACAACGGGAGCTGGGCTCTAACAGCAAAGCCCCTCGTTACGCGTTCGCGATGAAGTGATCATGATCTGGTTCAACCGATTTTTTGAAGGACTCGCAGTTCGTATTTTGCTGCGATCAGACAAGATCACGATGCTTGCGTTCAAGGATCGCGAGTGCAGTCAGATTTTTATGGCTGCAGCGCCGACGGATCCAATTGCGTTTGAGTTCTACGCAAGGAACGTAAACAATTTGGGATCGGGCAATACCGACCCAAAGTCAATGATGTTGGAACGCTTATACCACGCGCCTGATGCCGAAAAGGGCAATTAAAGTTTATGCAAACCTTTCACTTTCAATTGAACGATGACTTCTGCGTCTTCATCAAAAAACGAGAAGGATCTTACTTTCAGCTTTGGGGACACGGGCAGCTTGCCTACGCCCCAGGCCGATATGTCGATGCTGCTGTGGCTTTACGAGAGATGGCTGATCTGCGAGCGCAAGGTTTTGTCGAGCGATCCGGGGCCTGCGATGCGTAAGCTTGCTGGCGGCTTCGCTTGCGCTTGTGTTGCGTTTTATGTTGCTGGCGCCACATGCCGCAGCTGGGTTGCTAAGATTGCGTCTAAGGTGATGCGATAGAGTTCGCGTTTGCCGCTGCACCGCCCGCGGGGAGCGCATCCCGGCAACACCACAAATCTTTCAACGCATCATCATGACCGGATGGCAAAACACAGACAACGGAGATGCAGTGCTTAACGGCTGGTATGCAATTCTGATTTCATGGGGAACCCCATGGGAAGAAGATACGCCAGATGTTCTTAAGTTTGAAAATGGAGAATGGGTAAAGAATAAGAGCGCTTGTCACCTTCCAAACTTTAATCACTTCCAGGGCCCATTTCAAAGCTATGCAGATGCTCGCGACTGGGGACATGCAAATGATCCAGTTGGTAAATACTTTGCCGAGCGCAAAAACAACAAGATCTGCCCCCCCCCACTCGCAACTCTCAACCCCCCTGATCCCGCCGCCTCCTGACCCACCCCACACGGCCTACCGCAAGCTCATGACACGCCGCCGGCAACTGGCCGTATTGGCCGCTCAGCTCCACGAGCTGACCACAGAAGAAGAGCGGGAAGATTACCCCTTCTTCGATCACCTGCAGGATCTGATCAATGACA